CTTTGGTCAGCAAGGCGTAAAAGGTGCAGGTAAAAACCCTAAGACATCTTCAGAGAAAGCCCGTCAAAAATCATTCAAAGCAAGGCACGCTAAAAACATAGCCAAAGGAAAATGCTCTGCTGCCTATTGGGCAGACAAAGTTAAGTGGTAACTAATAGGAATTCAAAATGGCAACAATCGTAACCAAGAATAGCTCAACCGCCTTAGCCGTCCCGACTACGAGTGACTTGGTTCAAGGCGAACTTGCTGTCAATCTAGCGGATAAGAGAATCTTCACAGAAGATCATACGACTACCATAATCGAGTTAGGCACTAACCCGTCAACAATTACGACTGCTACAGCTACCGTTACCGGGACTTTAACCGCTAACGGTACATTTGTTTCTAGCAACGCAGTTCTTACTGGCGGCACAATCAACGGCATGGTGATAGGCGGGACTTCACCACTAGCCATCACTGGTACTACTGTAACAGCTACCACAGGGTTTGTTGGCGGTCTTACTGGTAACGTAACTGGTAACGTCACAGGTAACCTAACAGGCAACGTCACTGGTGATCTGACAGGCAATGTTGTTGGTAACGTCATAGCGGTCACTGGTACGACTACTTTAAACAATTTAGTAGTCAACGGTACTGCTGACTTCACTAACACTAAGTTAACTAATGTTGTTACACCAACAGCAGGTACAGACGCAGCTAACAAGGACTACGTTGATACTTCCGTAGCCGCTGTTATTGACGCTGCTCCTGCCGCATTAGATACACTGAACGAACTAGCCGCCGCTCTTGGAGATGACGCTAACTTCTCATCTACTATCACAGCCTCTATCGCGACTAAGCTACCTTTAGCGGGTGGGACGATGACGGGTGCGATAGCTATGGGTACGTCAAAGATTACAGGTCTTGGCGACCCTACTGCTGCACAAGACGCAGCTACTAAGACGTATGTAGACACAGCAGACGCACTCAAGTTAAACCTGACAGGCGGTACAATGTCGGGCGCTATCGCAATGGGGACTAACAAGATCACTGGTCTTGGCACTCCGACAGATGCAGCAGATGCTACAACTAAAGCCTATACAGACTCTATCTTAGGTAGCGCCACTAGTGCTGCTGCAAGCGCTGCTGCTGCGGCAACTTCTGCGTCTAATGCTGCAACTTCAGAGTCTAACGCATCTACATCAGAAACTAACGCTGCTACTTCAGCTAGTAATGCAGCTACTTCAGCAACTAATGCAGCCGCTTCGTTTGATCAATTTGATGATATTTATCTAGGTGCTAAGTCTTCTGCTCCTACTACAGACAATGACGGTGATGCTCTTGTTGCAGGTGCTTTGTACTTCAACACTGTGTCTAACACAATGTTCGTCTATACAGGCTCATCATGGGCAGAGGCAGGTTCTGCGGTTAATGGGACTTACGAGCGAAGAGATTATGTTGCTACCTCTGGTCAGACTACATTCTCGGCGGTTTATGATTTAGGTTTTGTAGACGTATATCTAAACGGCTCAAAGCTAGTGCCTACGACTGACTTTGCCGCAACAGATGGAACAAGTATTGTTTTAACTACTGGGGCAGTGACAGGAGACAATATCTCTATTGTCTCTTACGGTGCTTTCTCAGTAGCAGACACATATACTCAGGCACAGTCTGATTCTCGGTTTGCTCAGTTAGCTAACAATCTTTCGGATTTAGCAGACGCTCCTACAGCCCTGACAAATCTTGGCTTGACTGCGACTGCTTCTGAAATAAATGTCCTTGATGGTATTACAGCCACAACAACGGAATTGAATTATTCGAGCGGCGTTACATCTAACATTCAAACTCAACTCGATGCTTCAGCATCAACAGGAAAGGCCATTGCGATGGCTATAGTCTTCGGAGGCTAAAAAAATGGCTGCACCTAATATAGTCGATGTCACAACCATTATTGGTAAAACAGCGGTTCAGGCCGTTGGAACATCTGCGACTGCTATTGTCACGAACTCTGCCGCAAGCGGGAAAGTGCTAAAGGTAAACGCTTTGTATGTTTCCAATGTTGACGGCACAAACAACGCAGAAATAAACGTAGATATCTTTAGAAGCTCAACCGCATACCATATAGGCAAAACTATTGTTGTTCCGGCTGACGCGACTTTGGATGTCGTCTCAAAATCTATATACTTAGAGGAAGGCGATTCTCTTCGCCTCACTGCTAACGATACCTCTGACTTAGAAGCGGTTTGCTCTTACGAGGAAATTAGTTAATGGCTCAATTCCCATCTAACTCATCTGCGTATGGCATCTGGTCTTTATCAGATCAGCGCGATGCTGCGCGTGGGGATAACTGGCCTACTACTCCTCCTCCAGAGAATTCTGTATTGTTTGACGGCTCTGGTGATTACTTGGCGTCAGCTAGTACCTCTGATATTGCTTTTGGTACTGGTGATTGGACGATTGAGTGTTGGGTGTATCCTACTGCAAGCCCTAGTAATATGCGGCTCTGGAATTTTTCTGGCGCTCAAGATAACGGCGACTTAAACGTCGGAGCTACTGGAACTCTGAATTACTACAACGGCTCTGTCTCAACAACAAGCACTGGCGGTCTTGTTCCTGTTAATCAGTGGACTCACATTGCTATTGTTCGAAACTCTGGAACTGTTAAGGGATATGTTAATGGCGTAGAGGCTTTAAGCCAAAGCACAACTCCAAACACTACGTCAGCCAGAGAGATATACATTGGCGGCAATGTAAATACATTGTTTAACGGATATATGTCTAATTTTCGTATCGTCAAAGGCACGGCTGTTTACACGAGCAATTTCTCAGTGCCAACATCAAATTTGACAGCTATAACAGGTACGGTTTTATTGACTTGCCAAAAAAATAATATTTTCACAGATGGTTCTGGTGCTTCTACAGCATTAACGGTCAACGGCAATCTTACGGCTAGTACAGAAACTCCGTTTTAATTGAGATAGATTATGGCTTTTCCTACTGATACAAGCGCGTCAGATGTCTGGTCTTTGAAAGATCAATACATTGCTAAGGGTGGAGATAATTGGCCTTCTCTTTCTGCACCTATCTTAGACTACCTTATTGTTGCGGGTGGCGGTGGTGGTGGTAGTAATGGTGGCGGCGGCGGTGCAGGCGGCTACCTATACTCGACATCTCAAGAACTTTCAACAGGGACTTATATAGTCACTGTAGGGGCAGGAGGCACTGGTGGCCCATCTACTGGCGATGCTGCGAGGGGCGCTAATGGTAATGATAGCGAATTTAACAGCGAAACTGCTATAGGAGGCGGTGGTGGCGGTGGTGGTAATACTGCGTCACTAAGTACTTATAATTCAGGTAGAGACGGCGGGTCAGGCGGCGGTGGTGCGGCTTGGTATGGTTACGGCACAGGTGGATCTGGCACAGCAGGACAGGGTAATTCTGGTGGTGGCGGTTATGATGGCGGCTCTCCTTATCCGCACGGCGGTGGTGGTGGCGCAGGTGCTGCGGGAGCTGCGGGAAATGCTGTTGTAGGCTATGGTGGTGATGGCGGGGATGGCCTTCAAAACCCAATCACTGGAACTGCTACTTATTACGCAGGAGGCGGCGGTGGCGGTACAAGTCTTAGTGCTACCAATGTTGGATCTGGAGGACTTGGAGGCGGTGGTAATGCCGTAAGTGGTGATGGATCAGTAAATACCGGCGGTGGCGGTGGCGGTGGTTCATCAGCATCTGGCTCTACCCGAGAAGGTGGAGATGGCGGTTCAGGTGTTGTAATTCTACGCACTACTAGCACAGCGTCTACAACAACTGGGTCGCCTACTTTAAGTGCAGATGGCTCATATAATATCTACACATTCACTGGCTCAGGGAGTATTACATTTGGCGGACAGCCTAATACTTTTGATGAAGCGGCTGAACTTGGTACTCCAACAAGAATTATTACATCTATTCCGTCCACTTTTGGCCCTGATAACTCAGGTCAACAAAAATATACTTATGCTGTAGATATTTCTTCCTTTGATTCTACAAATAACGGCATATTGTTTGAGTTAGGTGGAGGAACAGTTGGTACTTCTTTTCAAATGAATTCTGGAAGCCTTTATGTATTGTCTTCAGGCTTATCAGATACAATAACCAGTATGTCTGCATTTGATGGAAAATCAGGAACTTTATATATCTCTATTGATTATGCAAATAATCTTTATGATATTTACTGGTTTGATAGCGTAGGAGGATTTACTTTAATTGTGTCAGGAACGATTTCAGCTGATTACGTTGGCACAGATACATCTGGTGTTGGTCAACAAGGCGGTACTGGAATATACGGCGCTAACTACGGAACATACGCAGGAACAATTACGGAATGGCGCAGTTGGGCAGGTACATACTATGATTTTTCTTAGCCATATAACTAAAATAGCTAACGCGACTTCTGGGAGTATCACATTCTAATGGCGAATTTCCCTAACTCAACAACAGCAGATGGTATCTGGACGCTGAAGAAACAAAAACGAGCTATACAGGGTGATAACTGGCCTGCCCCGCCAATCATCATGTCTGGATTGGTTAGTTACTTGGATGCTAGAAATCCTGCATCTTATTCTGGCTCTGGAACTACTTGGACTGACCTTTCTGGAAATTCTATCGACGGCACATTGAACAGCGATGTGTCCTATAGCAATGGCGCTTTGGTTTTTTCTACTGGTATTCCTACAGTTTTTCTTCCTGCAAATTCGATAGATACAAACTCAGATTTTACGCAAACATTTATCAACACACCAACCCCTTCAGCGCAAACGGCTCTGACATTATCTTCTGGCACTAATGCGGGTTCTTTACAAGTAAGGTATAGAAGTAGCGAAATACAATTAGTAAGGTCTAAACAGGCCGATATGGGTTATTTCTCTGGTTTTACTGCAAACGATGGTCAGTTTTACAATATTACATTAACCAGAAGCGGCGATGTTTATAGCTTATATGTAGATGGTGTTTTTATTAGTAGTTTAACTCGCTCAGATACTCTTACTATAGATTCTCCAATAATCGGAGATAATAACTATTTATCTGGAAGTGAGAAATTTATCGGCAATATGTACGCTTGTGTGTTTTATGATCGAGCTTTAACAAGCGATGAGATATCAACTAATTATTTGGCTCTTTTGTAAGGAGGTCACATGGCTCATTTCGCAGAAATAGGTCTAAACAACAAGGTACTGCGAGTAATCGTCGTCCATAATAATGAGCTGTTAGACGCTAATGGAGTAGAACAGGAAGCTAAAGGCGCAGACTTTTGTCGCAATTTGTTCGGAGGAACATGGCTTCAAACAAGTTACAACGGCAATATGCGTAAAAACTTTGCCGGAGCAGGGTTTACTTATGACTCGGATAGGGATGCGTTTATACCGCCAAAAGCTTATCCTAGTTGGGTATTGAATGAAGAAACTTGCAGATGGGATGCTCCAGTAGCAAAGCCGGATGATGGTAATATGTATTACTGGAACGAAGAAAATTTAAACTGGGCAATCGTTATTGAGAATGAGGCACAAGCATGAGTAAGTCACGAGACATAGCCGATAGCGCGGCAACGATTAACTACATTGATGGTTTGACCTCTGACGCCCAGACGCAGTTAAACGACAAGATTACTGCAACAAGCACTGACACGCTGACAAATAAAACGCTTAGAGAAACGATCTACGATCTTTCTGGCACGGCGTTCGATGCGACTAATGGAGCAGTGCAGACAAAGACGTTGAGTGCCGATACGACATTCACAGACAGTCTTTCCTCTGGCGATTCCATAGTGTTAATGCTAAATGCCGGAGCAAGCTACACTGTGACTTGGCCTACGGTAACTTGGGTAAGCGGTGGCGGTGATTCTGCTCCTAGCCTGACAGCAAACGACACCATCGTGTTTTGGAAAATCTCTACAACCTTATACGGCGCGTATGTAGGGAGTTACGCTTAATGAAATTATCTAAGGCGCTAATTGCAGCAAGCAGCTCTGGAGGAAGCGGAGCTTTCTTGATGACGAGAGATGGCTTTGATCCTACATCAATGCAGCTTCTTTCAAACGGCGAAGTGGTTTGCTGCGATAATGATGGCGGGATAAATATTTATAAAATTAATAACACTTATACTGCCATCAACCTGTCTTATGATTTTCAAGACAGCGCAGCAGGGTCAAATGGTATATCTAGCGTAGGAGTAAATAACGACGGAGATGTAACTGCTTATTCCACTTATTATGATTACCAAAGTTATGTTGGATCAACTTGGCACAGACCTAGAATTACAATTTTAGACCCTTCAGATTTTTCTGTTATCTCAGATAAAACTGCAACCAAAAGTACGAATGTAGATATATATTCAACAAGTAAACTTGTAAACATTTCAACCAGTGCAAATTTATTAGGTTATGTAACTGAAATCCCATCAAGCAATTCTAGTTATCCGTTAGGACAAAAGGGAGGGTATTGGAATGGCAGTAGTTTTAACTATACCCACGCTAAAGCATCAAATACTAATCTATCTCTTTCAGTCACGACAGGCCCTCTCGTTTCTGCCGTAAGCAGGGCTTTCCAAGGAACAACAACAAAGGATAGCACTTCTTCTAACGCAGATTATACTGCGGCTGTCAGATCATGGAATGCTAGTGGCGGGACTCAAAATGCAGGATATAGACTTAGAAACCCGCCGTCCTCTAACGACAGGGCGCAAATATGGGATATAGCAACAACTAAAAATTTTGTTGACGGATTTAATGTTGTTTATTATGCGGCTTCTGCGAAAACAAGCTCAGGGTCTTATAGAAACATAGATATATATAAATTATATAGCTCTGATGGATCGAGCTATAGTAATTTGTTTTTTACCTCTATGGGTTACGGATGGACAGCAGCCGGAATGGCGGTAAACGACACGCACGACAGAATATTTGTAGCAATGAATGCAGGTAGTAGTGTGTATCTTGAGCTTATGGACGATTCTGCAACTTCGATATGGGCGTATTATCTGACCGTTTCCTCTGGCTCTAATTTAGGCGGTCAACGAGAAACAACATTTGATTCGAGCGGAAATATTTTGTGGCGCACTAATCAAGGAATTCTGTTTATCCCATCTGAAGGTTTACGCACAGGAACAACTGGTAGGTACACTATCACCGAGGCGACTCCTGCTCGTGGTAGTCAAAATCTAGTAGTAGCAGGGCAAAACGTATCAGCATCAAACACATCAACCAGTTCAACCGATACGTCTTGGACGACGACTTCTCAAACATCGAACCTTGTAAAGAGCGATATATAAAATGCACATTATATTAAAAGACGGAAATCCTGAGATTTATCCAATCCATAAGATACGAGAGGACTTTCCTAATGTTTCTTTCCCTTCGATATTAAGCGAAGAGCTGTTAGCTAAGTACAACATTTTCCCCGTTGTTCCTACAACGTGTCCTAGCTATGACGAGGAAACTCAAAAACCTGTTCAGGCCGATACCCCTACTTTGGTTGATGGCAAATGGATTCGGGCTTGGAGCATTGTTGATAAGACAGCCGAAGAGCTTGCTCAGTTTTACGCAAACAAGGCAGTCGAGGTTAGGTCAGCAAGAGATATTTTATTAGCTCAATCTGATTGGGTAACAGTCAAAGCAGTAGAAGAAAATGCAAAGGACGGTTTAGGAATTCAAATCCCGATGGTCTGGCTAGATTATCGACAGGCTTTGCGAGATTTACCACTGCAAGACGGATTCCCGCAAACAGTAAACTGGCCGACTAGCCCATAGCATAGGTAATGGAAGCCCCAAAGTTAAATGACAGATCAGAGATTACGATCAGTATAGTTTGGTTATTACAGATCATCTCTATCGTAGCGGTTGCTACTTGGGGTTACGCCAGTATCAGTGAAAGGATAGATGTCAACGCTCAAGAGACTCGAAGTCTCAGGAGTAATCAAAACAACTACGTCTTTCCTGATATACGAAAGCTCGAAGAAGAAGTCATAGCGTTGCAGAAAGAAGTATTAATACTGCAAACCGATCTGAAGTATTACAAAGAAGGTGGTGAATGAGTTTAGTAGACTACGCCAAGACAGACAGGCAGCGAGAAACTATTCTCACTTGGGAAGACTGCGGTCGCAACAGCGGCATGACCGCATCGCGTCTTGGGATATCATGCTCAACCGTTCGTGACCACATTGCGTATGTAAAGAACACTGCTGCTGCGGCAGGATACTCAGATAATTGGAATGCGACTCGTCATGTGCCTGAAGGCGAAATAGTCATTGGTCGCAGTATTTTCACCAAGGATGATGAAGGTAACAAGGCGTGGTTGAAGACCAAGAGGACAATGACAGAAGCGGAGCGAGACAAGGCTCTGCAAGGCTTTGTTGATGGCTTAACGAAAGGTCTTCCGAAATACAAGCCAAAGGCTAAACCAAAGACTAAGAAGTTTGCTGACGACCTACTTCCTACTATCGCGATAGGTGACGCACACTTCGGAATGAGGGCTGACGCAAGAGAGACAAAGGAAAGAGATTACGATACAAAGATAGCTTCAACAGATATGCTTGACGCTATAGATTATCTCGTGGACTTATCTACCCCTTGCGAACACTCACTGCTAATTAATGTCGGTGATTTTATTCACGCTAATGGATCAAGTGGTACTACTTTTTCCGGAACAAAATTAGATGTAGATACAAGAATCGAAGTAGTGCTAGAGACAGCAGCACAGACGTTTATCTTCGCGATAGATAAGATGCTATCCAAGCACAAGAACGTCACTGTCATCATG